AGAACAACTATCCATATCTTTATTATTGTTTAGTATATCTTTAAAAATATCAGAATTAAATGGAACACTTAAAGTATTATCTTTAATTTCACCACCATTTACTTGGTATGAAATTTTATTTGAAAATCCTGTATTATCACCAAATATAAATTCACATATAGAATTTCCATCAAAATCATTAGTTGTAGTAATTAACATAGAATCTACTTCTCCTAATGCATTTTTAGCTTTAATTAAAGCATCTACATCTTCATTTTCTAATTTTAAATTTATATCCCATTCATTAGGATCATCATACCAAGTATTTTTACCTAATATTAATGTATCAGCTAATGAATAAGTTAAATCATAATTGGAATCCTGAATATGCATTTTAGTATAAATTGCTTTCATTTTTTCTAATGTAATAATTAAATCACCATTAGTAATAGAAAGTAATTTATTTAATTTATTAGTATCAAATACTCCTAATTCAGCATCTTCTAATGGGAAATTATTAGCTACTACTTTACATACTCTACCTGCTTCACCAGCATAAATTGTAAGTGTATTATCTTTAATTCTCCATTTGACCTGATTATTCAGACCATTTAGGTAATATTTTGATATAACACTGCTTAATTGATTTTTACTTATCATAACGGGAATATACGAAATTTATTTTATATTTCAAAGGATTTTAAGGCATTTACATAAGGATTTAAATTAAGAGACCAACCTAAGTCACTAAAAAACCCTTCTAACTTATTTAATAATATTGAATCAAATACTTTCTGTCTATCAGCATAGGTATCTAAGAAATCAACTATTTTATCTGGCATTTCATAATCAAAAAATGCTAATGCTTCTATTTTGTATGGATTATCTTTTAAATAAATCCATTTTACTTTATCTGCCATTGTAATTAGATTATACTTTCTATCTAATTGCCATAATCTAAGTAAATCATTATAACGAATAGCAGCACGAACAGGAGCAGGAGCACCTTTTAATATTTCAGTAAACATTTCTCCAGCTCTAGCTTTATTACCACTATATTTATCTAATTTTTTAACAGCAGTAGGATTACCTAATTTAGTTAAAGGAATAGTACCATCTAAAATTTGGGTTTTAAATACTTTAATTTGATCAATAATACTTTTATGTTGTTCTCCTTTTAGGACTTGTTGTAAGATATTATTAAAAAAATCCCCTAATATTGGTGGGAAATTTGCTTTCATAAACTCTAAACCTTTAATATCTAAAGTTTCTTTAGCAATACCCTCTTGTTTAGTAATCCATTGGGCATATCTTCTAGTTGCTCTAAAATAAGCTGATCTTATTACACATTCAGTTTTCATTTCAAGCCAATGTGGTTTATCAAACCATTCAAACTGTTTAACATTAAAACAATCAGTAGCTAAATTATCATAATGTTCAGTAATAATATCTTGATATGCTAAAGCTACACCTTCTAACTTCTCATCTTTTTCTTCATCTGAAAAGGATTCAAAATTAGGATATAAATGTAATAGTAAAGGTTCAGCGTTAAAGTAATTGGAATCAGTGTCTACATAAGCACAATAATTCGTATCTTCTTTATCACAAATAAACCAAGGTGTTTCTTCTAAATGCTTCACTTATAATCTTTATATGATTTTTCTTCTACTAAACCTGATCCAGTTAATATATTAATTTCTTTTTTAACTTCACTTCTTCTATCATTAGTAACATAAACTGATCGAGCTAATTGGATAAATTCTTCATCAAATCTTTTTTCACGTTCACAATCTCTAATCCAATCTTCAATATCCCAAAGTTGACCATTAATATTAGCTAACTTAAGATACAAATTTTGTAATTGGGATCCAAACGTTTCAAATAAAACTACACATAAAGGGTTTAATTCATCAAATTCTTTTTGAATATTAATTAATTTTTCTTTATCTTCAATTTTTAATAGTTTTAATTCTAAAATTGAAACTTTGTCTAATAACTCTCCGTTTGATATTTCTACTTTCATAATTTATTTTTTAATTGCTAATCCCCAAATGTGGGATGTTGTTGATTCTAAATCTTTAAATGTAAAATATTTTGATAATTTTTCTATCCACCAATCTTTATCTTCTATAATTAAATGTAAATTTTGACCATTTGGAAATGTACCATATGATGCAATAGTACAAACAGAAAAATACATAACTTTATTTGTTTTATTGCTTATATGTTCTAATACTAAATCCAATTTTTCTGGTTCAATATGTTCTAATACATCTAAACAAACTGTCAGATCACTTACAGGTGGATCTTTAGCTAATTCTTTCCTACCAGGTTCATATTCATTAATAATAAAGGAATGATCAGGATATAATGTATTCATACCTTTTGTAAAATGGCGGCTTCCTGCCCCGTAATCTAAAATAGATTTACAATCATATTCTAAAACATACTTATAGATAAATTTAATTTTATTATCCATATTTCCACCCCATCCTCCATCCCATTGAGAATGTCTTTCTTCTAATAATTTTCTATAATCATTAGAAATTAAATTTTCTAAATTAAAATCTTCCATCTTCTCCAGGGATTGTAATTACTCCAATATCATGTTTTCCATCAGATCTCATATTGGCTTTTTCTTCTATGTCAATTTCATATTTTATTCCTTTTATTTTAAAATGTCCTCCTTGTTTTAACATTTTTCTAAAAAAATTTTCTTGGGTTTCACTCCACCCTTCACTAATTAAAATTAATTCTTCCTTGCTGATTTCTTTTCCATCAACAACTATGCTCATATTTTTTCTAATTGATTGTTTACTTAAAGCCATATTAATTTCTATTAAAATCGTCTTCTATTCTTACAATATCGTCCTCACCAAAGTAAGTGCCTGTTTGTACTTCTATAAATGCGACTGGTTCATGTGTTTCATTCCAAGCTCTATGTTTTGCTCCTAAAGGTATTTTAACTGATTCACCAGGTGATCTAAATATCCTTTCATCATCTAGAATTACAGTTAATAAACCACTAACAACTGTCCATTGTTCTCTTCGTTTATTATGGTACTGATATGATAATCTACTATAAGGATTAACTGTTATTCGTTTCACTTTAACATCAGGGGCATCTAGTAGTACTTCGTATTTACCCCAAGGTCTATTTTCTACTTCGTATTTCATAATGTTAATTCTCCTCTTAAAACTTTATTCATATGCCTATTAGCACATAAAGCTGATTCTTGAATAATTCTGTGGCCTGATAAAGTAATTGCTTCACTTAATATAGATAAACTTAAACCGTACCTAAATGAAGGTAATGCTGTAGCACCATATAAACTGTTAAGCAAAATCTTCATTGTATACTGCATTAAATGGTAATAAGCACCTTTCTCTTTATCACCCGCAGTATAGGCTTCTTTCATTTTACCTTTATATAATTTACGTTCAGAAAACCATTTATCTAGTACTGTAGATAATGTTGATTGTCTATCAGTAGTAAACATAGAACCATTAGCAGATAATGTTAAGTTATTTTCTTCAACCATTCGAATTAATCTTCCAACATTAACTCTAGTTTGACGTCCTTTAGCATTTTCAACTAATAATTCTTCATCATAATCACGTTCTTTTAAATCACTAAGACCCAATCTATTATTACGATCATCAGCATCTATAATACGCCCTTTATAAGTTTCTCTTCCTATGTTTAAAGACATTATAATTGAAGGATATAGTGAAGTTAAATCCTCATCAAACATATATTTGTACAATCCAGCTTTAGGGCAAAAAAGGTAACCACCAGCATATCCTTTTTTACTTCTAGGATTAGGATCTTTACCTGGTGGGATTATATTTTGGGACAGTAAATAAGCTGAAATTGCACCATCTTGGGTTTTACTATTTGCATAAACTTCACTATAGTTATGTTTACCTTTATGAGATAGGTTTTTAGTTAAGGCAATATATTGAAGTTTTTCATCTAACAATTTTAATATTTCAACATCACGAAAGTTATACTGAATGTATTTTTGTAGATCGGTTTCAAATAATTGATCAAGATTACCTTCATAATCAACTTTACCTATACCTGTATATTTTTCTCCAATAGCATCTAATTTCCAACTTGGTTCATCTTTCCAACTATATTTTTTATGTAATCTCATATAGTCTAAAGATTCAACCCCAATAATATCTACAAATTGGTTTTGTTTAAAAAAGTATTGGTTATTCTTTTTAGCATTTACTTTACCAATTGGAGATAATTGATCAGCCCATTCTTGACCTAATACATTACACATTCTGTAGTATAAATAAGGTATATCAAAGAAATCACTGTTATAACCAATTAAAATATCAGGATCAATTTCTCTAAAACGTTCTAAAAATTTAGCTAATATTTCTTGTTCTGTTCTACAAGGTACAATTTCTTTATTTTTAGCTTTAGTACGTTTTAATTCACCTTTATCATCACGAACTAAAATAACCCAGTTATCTTCTGATTTATCCCAATACGCTATTGTAGTAATAGGCATAGGGGCTCTTTCAATATATTCTTCAGTTAAAGCTCCTCCTATTTCACACTCAATATCAAAAAATAATTCTTTATGGCCTGTAGATGGATCATCATTAATACCATATTTTTCAATTAAAAACTTTTGATAAGGAGTTATATCATGAAAATGTAAGTTAGGAGTGTTTTTATCCCATTTATAAATTTTACGAAGAGGCTCTCCACTTAAACCAGTGTAATTTGCTTCTTCCTTAGAACATTCTTGGTAAGCAGGGTTATGCCATTCAATTTCATCATAGCCACCTTCGTCCCATAAATGAATTTTGTATTTATTATTTCCTAATCTAGTAGCATAACACTTTTTATACATTAAAAGAATTGTTTTAAATCTGGTCTAAAATAATTAATTGATTTCATTACTTTTCTATCTCGAGTTCTGTATACTACAAATCTCTCCTCCACTTTTTCATAGTGACATGGCTCAGCTTGTTCTTTAGAGCGGATGGTGACAGTCTCCATGGCTTCTTCTTCAGTGCTGCAAGACTTCGACATATTGCTGGCTTGTACCTCTTGATAGGCTGGCCATATCTTATCTTTAAGGCCGTGTAACATAACACCGTTCCCGAGGGAAACATAAGCAATATCACACAGAGCATCCAAAATTTCCACGATGTCTCCGTTTTCGCAAGCCTGTCTATATTCTTCCAATTCTTCAAGTACAAAGTCATATACGAATTGCCATTCTTTTTTTTCTGGTATTGTTGGTTCATAATTGTTTGGTTTGCCAAATGTGGCATTAAAAATTTCTACTTCATTTACAAAAGGCACACTTGGGGGTGCTTCTATACCTCCGTTTAGTTCATCAAATATTGTTAATTGTTTACCCATTTTTTTCTTTATTTAAATAATCTTGTATTGGTTCTGAGTCGTGTTTTTCCCAAGGGAAAATTAACCATTCATCCCCTTCATGTAATTTAGAATATACATTAGGAGTAAAAACTGAAGTATGTGGTTTATGAAATAATACTGCTGTATATAATCCAGGCATTTTATTCATAGTAACTCCACTATCAGTCATATCATCTACTACTAAGGTGTGTGCCCCAATAGTATCTACTAAAGGTAATCCTGTTTGATGTGATAGCATAACCGCAGGAATTAATCCACCTCTAGGTATTCCATAAATTGAGTCTGCTAATGGAACCTCAAATGGTATTTTTCCTGCTAAATCTTTAATTAGATCTGTTATATCCCACCAACTAACTGATATTTTTTTATCATTAAATCTTAACATAACTTAAATATTGTGTCCTCCGTTATTAATTTTTAAACTATCAAAAAATTCTTTACGAGCTTGATTTGTATCATCTCTAAAGGCACCTGATGCTTTAGTTGTAACCATTGCTGCTCCTTGATGTTTAACACCCCTACAAGATACACAATTATGGGTACCTACAATAGTTACAATAACACCTTTATTATTTTCAGTAATTTTATCTACTGCATTATGGATAGCTGAGGTTAATTGTTCTTGAATAGCTCCTCTTCTACCAAATAATTCTACTATTCTATTTAATTTAGAAAGACCAATTACTTGACCTTCAGTTCCTGCAATATAACCAATATGAACTACACCCCCAATTGTTTGGTGGTGATGTGAACACATTGAATTTAACGGTATATTACGTTCTATAATTACACCATCATAACCATCTGATGGGAATGATGTAATAGGAGACATCGCAGTGTATCTACCAGCCCACAAATCATTGACATAAGCTTTAGCTACTCGTCTTGGTGTTTCCATTGAATTGGGATCATTTCTCCAATCACATTTTAAAGCATCTAAAAACTTACCATAAGCTTTTTCTGCTTGATTAATCATTTTATTTTTTTCTCTATCTGTAAGTGGAAATCCTTCAGCAACACCATTTGCAAAACCAACTTGTACAACTTCTAGTTCTTCATGAACTTTTCTACGTTTATTCTCCATTTATTTAATTTAATTTATTTTTATCTATAACACAACCAAGTAGTTAAAATATACTTATCATCTGAAATTGGTTTATTTCCTTTATGAATATAAGGCCAACTAGCTGGGTGGATAATTAATTTACCCGCTTCTGGTTTAACTTTGAAGAAATCATTTTCACCTTCTTCTTTAAATAAAAATTCAGTTTCTCCACCTTCTTTAACATCATTTAGGTATAAAATAAATACTAAATATCTATGTGTGGTGTTAAAATCTTGTTTTTCTAAATGCCAACCATTAAAATGACCTTCATTCATTTTATATTTCTGCATTTGAAGTAATGGATAATAGGTTGATCCATCTATTGTTCTTCTATGAGTATATAAATTATTGTGAGGAAAATTTTCAAACCATTCTACATTCGCTTTATTAAATGCATTGGCTACTAAATTAATATGAAAACCATTTGCATCTTGATGTTGAAGCAAATTATAATCAGTAGAAACTTTGGCTGATTCTTTTCCTCCTAAAGTATGGCCTTTATATGTTTCATTTTTTCTATCATAATCTTCAAACAGATTAATTAAACCATCACATTCTCCTTTAGTAAGAACATTTGGTATAATTCCTATAGTATCGCTAAATTTCATTTTCTAAATATTGTTTTAATTTATCTATTAGTACTAATACTTCATCTGGCTCCATTGTAATAGCACAGCAAGTATTTATATTTTCTTCTATTTCCTCCAATATACTAAGAGCTTCTTGCTTATCCACTATACTTCTCTTTTATCTTCAAAAGCAATGATATGTGGTCTCCAAGTCATTCTATAACCATTATCCCTAACCCAATCAAATAATACAGGATAAGATTTATATAACGCTTCTCTTGAATCTCCAGCGGGCATAAACCATACTTTATCAGGAGATACTTCTAGTTTTTCAATACAATCCATAATTTCAGCTAATGCACCTTCATCTTTACCATCCCAAACAGGTTTGATATGAAAATCAGAATGATAAGCTATTGATTGTTTTATAGCTTCATAATTTAATCTTTTCGAATTATGTTTTTTAACCATCCTTTCATCAGTAATTCCTCCTTGAGGAGTAGCAACACCAATAACGGGAACGCTATTACTAAATTTAGGAGAAATACTAAGAAGATTGATAGGATAATCAGTAGGAAGGAAATGGCTTCCTTCAGTCTCAATAGTAATGAATATATCGTTTTCATGTGCAAAGTGGGTTAACTCATTTACTAAAGCGGGATGCATAGTAGGAGAACCTCCTGTAAGCATCATTTCCTTAATATGAGGGTTATCTTTATACTTTTGGATAATGTCATTAAAATTATATTGGCCTTTTTCTGGGTGAATACTTGTATACCAAGAATCACACCATCCTCCTTCTCCAAAATAACATCTATGAGTACAACCAGTAGTTCTAATAACTATTGTAGGGTAACCTGCTCTGGATCCTTCACTTTGTACTGCAGTATATAATTCTACAATTGGAAGGTTTTTTTCATAGTCTTCAATTCGTTTTAATTGTTTGTGTTCCATAATTTTTTAAAGTGGTTTTTTATTCACTATAATATGCAGCATTTTTTCCATGCTCCATAAATTTTACTTTTGTAACTCTAACTCTATTTTCAGTTTCAGTTTTAACAAATTCATTAACCTTATTAAAAACAAACTCAGCAAATTTCTCTGCACCCGTTGCTTCCACAATTCTAACTTGAGCTGCTCCTGCTTCACCCATTTCTAAAAAAGCATTTTTAAATGGATCATCTTCTGCTACAACTAAAGTATGGTCAAACATATAGTCCATCCAAGCTTTAGGAGACATACCATCAATTTTAGTTTTAGCTCTTTTCATTCCACCAAAATCCCAAACCCAGTTACGTTCGTCTAATTCACCTTCAAAATAAATTTTAAATGAAATACCATAACCATGTACAAATCTACAGTGTGTTTCTGTTGCTTTCCATTGACGGAACACTGTACTAAATCCGTCAAATACTTTACTTGATTGAAATTTACCCATTATAAAAATTTATTATGTCTTGTTTTGATTGTAATCCTACTTTTCTACCTTTAACTTCACCATTTTCATCTAGTAAAACTAAAGTTGGGATATTTCTAACCCCATATTCTATAGATAGATCTTGATTTGCATCAACATCGATTTTTTCATATACTACTCCTTCTGTAGTAGATTCCTGAATAATAGGACCCAATGTTCTACAAGGGGCACACCATGCTGCACTAAAATATAAAATTTTCTTCATTATACTAATTCTTCTATTATACCAATTACTTCGCTCAATATAAGAACCCCTGCTGCAATCTCCAAGCTAAATGGCAAGAGAATATAACCAGCTATTCTTATTCCTGATTTTATAAAACTTATTATTTGATGCTTTTTAGCATCTGGGTATTTGTATTCTGTGTCGTATGTTGGTTTTTGTATCATAACACTTTAAAATTAAAATTAATTACTACTCTATAATCAGAGGAAACTGGGAGCATTCCAGCATGTAGATAATCTTGATTAAATACTACAAGTCTTCCTCTCTTATTTTGAATCCTTTTTTTAATAGATAATTCTTCTCCTGTTAAAAAGGGTTTCATTGTTTTTTCATTAAAAATAATTGTATCACCATCACTATCATTTATATAATAAACAGCAGTAAAACCTCCTGTATTCATATCACAGTGAGGGTGCATACAATAATCTTCATATATTTTAGATACTTTAGGATTAAAATTCACTTTTACTCTTTGTAATTCAAATTTAAAAGGTAAATAATTAAAAATTTCTTCTATCCATTGGGTATTAGTACATAAGTCCCAACCATTTTCAAAAGCAATACATTGTAATAATCCTGGTCTGTTAATGTTAGTTAATTCACTATCTTTAACTGTTATTTTAATAGGATCTTTCCAATTATTTTTAGCCCATCTAAATGGAATAAATTTAATATTATCCTCAAATTTATCCTCTATTTCAGGAGGTAAAAAATTATCAAAAATGTGTATTTTATTATAATCCATATTTTAAATTGCGGAAAGGGAGGGATTCGAACCCCCGGTACCTTTCAGTACGCTGGTTTTCAAGACCAGTGCATTCGACCACTCTGCCACCTTTCCTACCTTATTAAGCTGCATATTCAGCTAATAATTTCTCCACGTGGGATTTTGCTACTTCGTAATCAACTTCTCCAGTTTCATCCTCATACTGTACAGGATCTTTTCTCCCCAGAGCAATAAAAGCCTCAATCCTCTCAACACTAGAAGCAGACTTATAATCACTATTTCCTGAAGGATATGGTTTATAAGAAGTATTTGTTCTCTTATAAACTTCATCAAATTCAATACCCAACGTATCAACCAAACTCTCTCCATCCTTTAAAATTCCTAATTTATCTGTGTCAATATAAGGTATAAAAAATCCTACTTTATCAGCATCCCAATTACCAATTTTGAAAGCTTCATAATCAGCATCTCTAAATTCTTGTCTACAATCAGGATAGATAGCATGATCACCAGCATGGATACCTAAAGCAATATCACATTCATCTCCTGTTTTTTTAGATACAGATAATGCTACTGCTTGAGTTAATGAAGAAAAAATTTTATTTCTATTAGGTACAACTGTTGCTACCATATTTTCTTCTTCATAATGGCCTTCTGGTACATCTTCTCCACCTTCTACAAGGTTAGAATCTAGTAGGTTTACTAAACCATCTAATTTAATTACTTGATAAGTAACATTCTGACCATTAGCATTTAAATAATCTACTAATGATTGTGCTCTTTCAAGTTCCACTCTATGCTTTTGACCGTAATCAAAAGATAAAGCTGTTACATTGTCATACTCAGATAAACATCTAAGTAGTAAAGTTGAGGAGTCCATCCCTCCAGATAAGGACACTACGACATTTTTTGCCATGATTTAAAATAATTAATTAAATTTTGCCAGGTATTATTAAGCGTATAGGCAAACGCTGACTTTAAATGTGTGAATTTACATTTAAGATAAGATATAGTATAATGATAAATAGCCACTAATCCAAATCCTCCTGTAAGAAGAGTCCAAATATTTGGATGCCAGTGCTCTCCACAAAATCCTAATGCGTGTTTTATTATTTCTGCCATATTATTCGTTTTCTACAAATTCTACGTCACCGTAATCATCAATCGGTTTATCTCTTACCAGGTCCCAATCTGCATTATCTATTACCTCTTGTTGAAGGTCTTCATCACCTGTTTTCCACTTTTTAACTTCTTCTTCTGTTAAGATATATTCTTCCCATCTGAAATTGCAATAATTTACTGTTCTTGTTAATTTAGCCATATTTATCTATTTTTGGTATTCCGTTAATTTCTCTAAATAGTGTTGTATTATGTAACACTAAACTATAATCTAATGATCTAAATTTTATTTTAAAATGATCATTCATATTTGCCTTAGGTTTTTCAATTAATCCATCTTCATGGTACATTGTTCCTTCTAAAGCAGCCATAACTGGATTAGAAGTATCAATTGATTCAATTTGTTTATATCCTCTATACCACCCAAATTCTTGTGGTACTGAACACCCTAACAAATGAATTCTATCAAATTTATCAATTACTCCTGAAGAATATAATCTACTTATGAAACATAATCTACCTAAGGCTTTTCCTAAATCTTTATTTGGGTGAGGGTGTAAATCATTATACCAACTAGCACCATAAGATATTGCTAGTTTTTCATAACCTAATTCTTTTAAATTTCTATAACAACCATAAGCTGCTCCCTCATTTTCACCTTGTACTACAGCTACAGGTGTGGTATTTTCAGGATAATTCATTTTCAACCAATATTTAGCTTGAGCATGTGTTTGGGCATAATTCATCCAAACATCAGGTACAATAAATTCATCTGGTTCTAATTCTTTAATCCAATGATGTAATCTATCCCATTTATATGCTTCTCCTAATTCATGAAGGGAATTATCCATTATAATATAACGTCCCTCTTTTTTAGCATCATAAAAATATTGTTTATATTCTTCATCTATATCTAAAAGATGAGGTAAACAATAATCATAATCGTTAAATTCATGAGATGCTCCTAAAAGGCATCTAGGTACTTCGTGGCTTACTTTCATATATTTAATAAATGCATTAATTCTTTCATATGTCCATCGCAGTAATGTTGAACTGCTAAAAATGAATCTTTATTTCCTATAAAATTAATAGGTTTACCTGTTGGGTTTCCTATTGTTTGTTTATATGGAGATGAAAATAATAATCTGGAATCATGAAACAAATTAATTCCAGCATTATATAAAATTTCTCCTACTATTTTATCTTCAAATATTGTATCTTGATATTTGTTTCTATCAAAATCATGATATAAATGATACATTGATTTTTTACTTAATAAAAATCCAGATCCTCCACTAGCCCATAAATTTTTACTATCAAATTCTTTTTGGACTAAATGGTCCCAATTTAATCCTGGGTAAGGTACAGCACACCCAACATAATCTTTAGGATTATTTACTGTATAATCTTCTATAAATTTAATAAATCTATCTACATGGACAAAACTATCTGAATCAGTATGAAATCTAAATTCATAATCTGTTTCATCTAAAATATATTTTGAAATATAATATTCGGCTTTTAAATAGATATCATATTTTGTATCATCACATTTAGAAAAGAAAAAATTACCTATTAATTCATAATCTTTATCTAAATAAGGATTAGACATTAAATAAATAACATCATAACCTTTTTCTCTTAATTTAGGAACCCAAGTTGTTTCACATTCAATCCAGTTAGAATAATAATCCTTTTGCCAATTTCCTGTAATAGTAATTAAGGTTTTACTCATTTATAACTTTTTTAGGTCGTCCTCTACGCTTAAATGGATAGGGGGCATGGATTATTTTATATTTTTCTTCTATAATATAATAAAGATCTATCAGGGAGCCACTACAATTTAACATTTCTTCTTCTACTTGTTCTCTATTACATCTAAAATGTATAGTGAAATTTTTTATAAGTGATTCTAACCTTTCATGTTCATCTTTTTCAAAATCTTCAATTAAACGCTTTCTACGAGCTCTCATTACAGCAGTTTTTTCTAAATACTTTTGATAATCAATTCCACATTCTTCTAAAATATCATTTAATTGGTATTCAACTAAATAAATTTGTGCCCTATAACATGAATAATCAAAATCACCATTTATTATACGATCACGAAGAGGTTTACGTGTATCTAATGGTTTGTTTTTTGGAGCATATAATCTCCACCATCTAAATTGGTTATAATTTAGTTTTTGATACTGTAATAATTGTTTTTCGACTTGTTTCCTTGATATAGGAATATTGAACATATAACTTTTATTTATCCTAAATATACGACTTTTATTTAACTACTCCAAATTAAAATTATGAAGCTTTAATATTATCTACTATTAAATTATACTTTATATCTTCAAAATCTTCTAAAGATTCATAAGCTTTACTAAATAAAAATACCCATTTAAAATAAGTTTCAAAAAACCACCCATCTCTTATTCCAGGAGGATTTTCATTATAATAAAAAATAGAATTAGGAGTTATAACATCAATAAATTTTTGAGTAGGGATTGAAAAAAAACTAGTACTTATACTATCTTCACCCCAATTATAATATAAAAATTTATAATCTTTAGATTTTTCTAGTAATCTACTATATTCTCCTTTTTCTAGGGTTACATCATAATTAAAATGATGTACATAATCATAACCTAAAGTTTTGCAAATATTAAATCCTAATAACATTTGAGATAAATGACCATACCCATAATCAGTTACTGTACCCTTATAGTTTACAACTAATCTTCTACTATTTATTGTTGTAGGGTTATCTGAGGTGTAATGGCATTCTTTAACTTGTGGAAAATGTTGAATTATGTCAGGAATAGGGTAATTACCCACATAAATTATAGGTAATTTATTATTTTCTTTTTCAAAAAATTCTAATTGAGTTATTGCTGCTCTTACTTTTTCTACTGTATTTAAGTGAGAGGTAATTAAAATACAACTATTCATGTAACTTTTATTCTATTAAATAATCAATCCATTTTGTTCCTTTAGTATCTTCATTTGGAAAAGAAAATATATATTGTTTACCTCCAAAAGTTATTATTTTTTTAAAACTAGAAGGAATAGTAGCTCCCCCTGGTACTTTTTGATTAGAGAAATATACTTCAACTCTGACTTTTACTTCATAAAAATTAGCTAAATCTCTTTCAAATCCTTCTAATTCTTTCCAAACCCCTCTATTTAACCCTTGATGTTGTAATGCTGAATTTAAATATGTAAATGTTTTGTATAGTGTTTCTTTATCACAATTAAATGAAGCTGCAGGTGCTAAATGACCTTTATCCCATATATTATTTTTATAATCATCATTATCCGAGGTATGAATTTCATTATCTATATAAAAATCCATTCCTTGTCTAGAGGCATCTCCTCTAGGACATTGTACTATATATTCAACCCATACAGGTTGTTCTTTTTCTTGATCATATTGAACAGTAAAAATGTCAGTTTCAATTAACTGACTTTGTAAAAATAAAGGAAATATAAATAATAAACTAATAAATTTTTGTTTCATCGTCTTCATTTGGTAAAGAACTTTTTATTTGGTTAATTTCACCTATAATTTTATTTGATCTAAAACTTGATAATCCTGGTTTTAATTGTGATTGTAATTCATCAATCATTTTTTTAGCTGCTGCTATTTCATCTTCATCTATAATTCCATCTTCATTTAAATCTAGTATATTTTTTTGTTTTTTTTTAATTAATTCTATTTTATCTAAATTTTCCATAAACTCCTTTTTCGTAGTTATTTCTTCAGCATCCCTAACTTCTATTTCTGTTATAGGATTTTTAGGTGGAGTTGTGCCTCGGGCTTCATCATAGTGTTCCCCTTCATTACCATTTTGGCCTATAATATCCATTCTTCTTTCGTCTTCTTCATTGTAATTGTCAAAAACAGAAGGAGCTACCTTATCTTCTAAATCTTCAACTTTTTCCCCATATAAATTTTGTACATATTTTTTTCTAGGATAAGCTTTATTAAAAGCAAAATTAGCGGCAATTACTAAAGATATTGCTAAAGGATCAAATACAAAAATTATAATAAGTAATAGTATATTAATAATTTTATCCATAGGAGTACCTGTAAGTCCCGATAGATACTTAAGGGGACCTAATTCTCCAGCTACTTCGGTATTATTATCTAATTCTAGTACTTGTAATTGGAATTTTTGTAGACTATCAGCTGCTACTTCTCTTTTGGATTGTATATTTTTTCTATTTTCTTCCTCAACCGAAATACGATTTTGTGCCAAACGTAACTCAGCCGTGCTGATGGTGTTTCGAATGCCTCCAACCACACTGGTGTCCTTGATTTGTATAGACTGCGACTTGGCATTACTAAGAGTACTAATATTGTCCAATATTTGTTGAAGTTCTTTATCATATCTATCTAAATCTGTTTGGTAAAAATCTACTTTTTGTTGAATAAACTTTTTTTCATTTTCAACAATAGTAAGTTCATTAAATGTTTCTTGATAAGCAGCACTTAAAAACCCATAAATACCCATACTAGTAATTAATACAAGTATTGTAGCAGCAATAGTTAAATAAGTTCTAAGAAGTTTATTAATTGTATCCCAATATTGATATAATAAGGAAGCAGTAACTAATTTAGCAAATTCTAAAGAACCAGCCATTATTATAACTTCAAATTGGGCTCCCGCAAAAAGTTTACTTAAACCATAAACGGAATAAAAAGCCGCTGATGCACTTACAGACAATGCTGAAAATGCTATCATGAAAGGGAACAGGCCTTGTTTGAGATTCTTAAGCATGATGATAAATATAGAAAAAAAATAGGGCTAAGACAACCTATTTTCTAATCCCTTTATGCTTATCAATACGATCTAGTATATCATTTAAAACTTCTGTTTTAATAAAACCAGCCATTGATGCATTTTTAAGGACACTTACTAATTGTAAAACTACAAGAGGCATGACCATGGTTTCACTTAACCATCCTGCCCCAGGTATACTTTTTTCTATTACTAAAACAACAGTTAACATAATAGTCCAGAAAAGAAGGGTTCTTAAAATCTTAATTGCTTTATAAGTTTTAAATCCTTCTCGTTTTATCCCAGCGATAATCCCAAAAAAACCATCTGCAAATACTAATGTAGCTATTGCTAAATATTGTTCTGCATTTTGCATGGTAAGTTCCATAAAATAGGAACATATAAAAGCTAACGACATACTTCCGCCTGATAAAATTATTTTTGTTGTTTTCATTAGAATAACTATTCTTAATTTTTGTTCCTATTGTTTATGTGGTTCTAAACTTTCTATATAATTAATGTCTTTACTTTCTATTAAAGTATAAGTAAATGAATTACCCCAAACATCTTTAGCACTATTACAGATTTGCATAAATTCTGTAAAGTTATCATTTGAAGCTATTACTTGGCAACCAGCTGACCATTTATCTACTTGAACAGAAGTAGCTCCTTCCCATTTAGTTGCTCTATGGATGTTAATACCAAATATTCCTTCCCAAATTCTATCTGGGTTCATATCATATCTCCCATCTCTGTTGTTATCTCTAAATACTTTTAATGGTTTCTTTTGTCTTAAAGCTTCATATTTGCCTTGGTGTAAACCAATTTCATGTGAACCTCTATATTGACCAGGTACTAAGATAGCTACACCATTGGGATTTAGTAAATTTTGTTCCCAATGTAATCCTGGGTCACAGGTTGCTTTGTATTCTTTGTACATTGGTACACCATCTACCATATAACTTACGGTTAACCAATCATCAAATTTATTTGTTACTTCATGATCTGTTCCTGAGTTTCTAACCCCAACTATATTAAGGTTATAATTGCCACTTTCGAACCAGGTATAACCTAAATGTTCTACTGCAGCTTTAATTTTCCAATCTTGCCAAGCCATATTTTATAAACTTTTTAATATTTAATTAATCTTTTTTTCCTTCTAAGTATCCTTTTTCATACTGAAGTTCTTTTTCTATATCAACGATTCTTTCTTCTAAATCGTTAATTACTTTTATTTTTTTGTCTAACCTTTCATGTACAGTGGTTAGTTCTGATTTTAAAGCTGTAAACTCAGAAAATAAAGTTCCAGCAGTAAAAATCGCAGCCAATAATCCTACGACTATTGACCAGTTGTTTGTTAAAAACTTATTTAAATTCACCTCGTTATTTGGCACTTTATCTTTAATTTATTTTTTACCACCAAAGATTTTGCCTGCTTCTGCTATTCCAAAGCATCCTAAAGTAATGAATAGGAAAGAATCATAAATGAATTCTTGGATTACTAAATCTTTACCCACAAATCCTGTAACAATATCAGCAGCAGCAAATATTACCATTACTGCAAATGAAGCAAAACCAACAACTGATTTTTCGTTGATGTCATTATCATCTTTAAAAATATTTTTAAAAGCCATCCATTTATGTTTTAATTTTTTAAACATTTTATAACTAAATTTTAATGAAACATGATTTTTATCTGTTATACATATTAAAATTGGAACTTAGAACCAATAGTTGCTGACCAAGTTATTGGAATTCCTGGAAGAGTTGTTCCTACTATATTTCCCCCTATATTAAATCGGAATCTTTGAGTAATTCCAACATCAAAATTGGATCCTACTATATAAGTTACATGCTCATTCCACACAATTTCTCCTTTTCCTGGTTTTCTTATATCAAAATTATATGATACTGGGTTGAGAGCTAATGCTAACATTGGAGAAATTGTAACTTTTTTAGTTGGAAATGGTTTAGTTCCAAATAATACTCCAGAGGGCATTACCATTACTGTATTATCTATATTAATTATTGTGCCTGAAATTGCGTATCCTCCAACAAATCCTTTCCAGAAATTTTCTTTTTGTCCTAAATATACATTACTTATCCCACCAGAAAGTACTTTAGTACCATAAATGTACATAAAATTAGCACTAACTGATTGTATCATCATTATACTCCCTCTATTGTAGATAGAACCAAAATATAAATCTTCTTTTTTTGTTAGTGGATTGTACAAATATAATTTTTCTTCTTTATCATAATTAAAATATACATTAGATTGAGATAATCCTAAACTAAATTGTTCCATATTATCCCAAATCATAACATTAGCAGAATAAGTAGTAGTTCCATTAAGTGATGATTGAGATAAACCAAAACTAGCTGCTCTACTAAAACTTCCATCTAAAGCTTGTTGTGTTAGTAAGTTAGCAGAAACATTTATAGGATTACGTTGCTTTTTTTCTTCTTCTTTTTCCTCTTCATCTTCACTTTCTTCTTCTTTCTCCTCTTCTTCCTCTTTTTCTTCCTCCTTTTCCTCCTCTTTTTCTTCCTCTTTCTCTTCCTCTTTTTTCTCTTCTTCTTTTTCTTCTTCTACCTTTTCATCACTTTCTTCATCACTGCTTTCTTCACTGCTTTCATCCTTATTTTCTTCACTTGATGAATCTTCACTGCTTTCTTCTCCTTCACCACCTGAATCTCCTCCTTCTTCTCCTGACGAATTATCATCGCCGCCATCTCCATCCCCAGAAGAGTTATCATTATCTGATGAACCACTATCATTATCCGAGGAATTACCCCCAGACGTATCGTCACTCCCAGAATTCCCGCTATCGCCAGAATTATCTCCTCCTGAGTTTCCTCCTGAGTCACTACCTGAAGAACTGCCTGAGTCCCCTCCTGAATTATTTGATGAGCTTGAGCTTCCACTTGAGTTACTTCCAGAGGAACCTGAATTACTACTGTTTGATCCTGTATTTGTTGATCCTGTGTTTCCATTAGTATTAGTATTAGTTGTGCCCGTATTATTAGTAGCGCTAGATGTAGCATTACTTGCAGCATTAGTTGCATTGCTAGTAGCATTACTAGTAGTCTGTTGTGTAGATTGATTATTTGCTGTATTAGTTGAGCATGGGCTTAGGTTTGACCACCAGGCATAAGTTTCGTTGAGCCATGCTTCTAATGTACCATTAGTATATTCAGCCCAAGTAAATGTTTTTACCCTATTATAAAAAGCTACTGTGGCTGAGCCATTAACAAAATTTGCGGTTACTGTTTTTACTTCATTAGTACAACGATCTGTAAAATATTGAGTAACAGATTGGGTTTGTCCTACCGTAGTAAAACAAACAAAGAAAAATAATATAAAATAAAGTTTTCGCACATTAATGATCAAAGATCTTTTTACGTATCATCCTTTTAACTACTTTAGCAACTCCAGTTTCTAGAGCTTTTTTAGTTGAAGTACCGATAGATGATTGATTAAACTTAATTTCTTCTAAATTTTCATCATTAAGTAAAGTCATTTCTCTTGTAGTTGTAGCTTTACCTAATCCTGATCCTGTCATATAAAGTCCTGTTTCTGCATCTACCATTTTAACTTGGAGACCTAATCTTGTAACTAAGTTACTTTTTACTCCATCTTTTAAACTAATAGATTCATCTTCAGAGATAGAAAAATCATATACTTCTATATAACAAAAGTATTTAGCGAGCATAATTTTGCCCTTAATATTAATTTGGTTAGCTGTAAACCCTTTTTGAGATGCTTTATATTGAGTAACCATTCTATCTTTGATTTCGTCTTTTGTTTCAACGAATTCAAATCTAAATGTTTCATCTAAGAATGCTACTGTTATATTAGTTAATCCTAAACCTACTCTATAGTCTCCTAATTCTGGATATTGTGATAATATTTCATCACTTACACCTATATTAAGTAGTGCTACTGTTACAGGATCGCCATTATATTCAGGTATTGACCAAATTGACTCTCTAGATTCAAACCCAGCAGTATAATCTTCTGTGGTTGTTTTACCTAGTACTTGACCAAATGCTACATTTAGCCCAAGTAAAAATACGATAAGGTATTTCACTTTTAGATATAGTCAAATACACCGAAAGTAGCATTTTCGAATGTGGATGGATCAGCAATAAAATTTATCACTAATGTAAACCACCCTACCCAAAATAGTAATATTAAGCTTGTTAGCCAAAACCATAAAACAAAATCTATTGGATTTTTAGATTTCATTGCGGTTTGCCATAACTCAACTATGGGATAAGAAAAATACAAGATAGCTTGGATTAGCCAAGTTTTCTTCGTACGTTGTAATAAATAATTCATGGTTGTCATTTTAATTGTTATACTTCACTCTATTTTAATTTGACAGCAGAATAGAGAAAACCAGGTTGCCGCCTGGTTTTCCATTTCTACCAGTCATACTCTTCTTTTCTTTCTTCTGTTTTTGTTTTTTCTTGTTTTGGTGGAAGAACTATAGTCTTAGATACTACAACAGTATCTTTAATTGATTCAGGAACAACAATTGTTTGTTCCATTGATGGTTGAATTTGATCTTCTGCTACTCCAAATATAGATTCCATATTAGTTATTACTAATCCACCTGCGGCTGTAATAATAAGACCAATTGTTGTAATTACTTGGTTTTTTATTTGACTAAAAAATCCTCCTTGTTTATCTTCACTCATAATCTAAAATTTTGAAAAAACTGTTATACCTATTACTGTATGGTCTTCTTTAGCTAGTTCTAATTTATAAGAACTTTTTTCTAAAGTATTTACATACACCTTTAATATATTATCACCTTCTTTACCATTAAGCCTTTCTTGAGATATTAATTCATTAGTCATACTATGTCTAATTTTTACTCTATAAACTCCATCTGAAGGTAATTTAACATTCATAGCTACTCTTTCTGATACGATAGCACTAGCTAATTTAACTCCTACCAAGTCTTCAATAAATAAAGCTTCTGGTACTTCTTGATTTTCATCTACCACAAGAAAATCTTCATCTTGTGCACATCCTAATACTAAAAATAATACTAATATTGATAATAATTTTTTCATTTTTATTGAATTATAAATTTAACTTTTTGACCATCAGCTTTAATTCCTTCTGTTAATTTAAAAGTAATTAATCCTGATGTGTTTTGTAATGTTTCATTTGGAGTGAATATTAATTTATAAGCATTTCCTGTTTTAATTGATACTTCTCCTGATTGATCTAAAGATCCTATATTTACTTTTGCTTGTTGTTCTTTATGATTTGCAAAATTAGTCATTGTATTTCCTGTATCAAAAATTACATTATCTAATTCTAAAATAGTTTCATCATAATTTATATTAAATTGAGCACCTACTACTCCTTCTTCTTGTAAATTAATAGTAAAGTGTACTTTACCATCTACTAATTCAGAAACAACATCTAAATTAGATTCAATTTCATCTTGTAAAGCCATTGAAGTAACACTCATTCTTGCTTGAGAAGATTGAGCTGTACCTGTTTGAGCATAAGCACTTCCTTCTGCTGTTGGGACATATCCATGAGAAAAATCAACATCACCTATTAAAGAATGACCAAAACTAAATGCTTTATCTGCATCAGTAGGTTCTATGATGAATTTTTGTCCGAAATAATAATCATCAGTTGATACACCTAATTGTTCTATTCTACCCCAAACATTTTTAGATCCGTTAGTTGAATTAGTAAACCATTCACTTAATCCTTCTACACCTTGAACATGGCCTAAAGCTTGATAAGCATCTTCGGGTGTTATATTTCCTGAATTATTTAATTCACCTAGCAAGTACTGAATAGCATAATCAAATGTATTTTGGTTACTTGTGTCTCCAGGTCCTCCTGCTCCAGTAGCATTACCTTGTTTAAAAATTATAAAGGCATCTGCTATTGTTAATATATCATCTAACCAAGAAGCTTGATCATTTACTTTAATTTCAAAGTAATATTTTTCATCTACAATTAAATTACTAGTAATTACTTGCCCATTTGCATCAAAATTACCTGTTTCAATTGCATCTCCTGTTTTACCATTAACTCCATCAGCAGCATAAATTGCGTAAGTAAAATCAGTAGCGTGATCAGCTTTAGCAGCTGAATTTAATGTTATAGTAACACTACCAGCATTTACCCCACTTACACTAGCTAATGAAATATTTTCTGTACCAGCATTTACATCTAATAATCCTGAGCTAGCACTTATATCTTCAAAATTAGCATAGTTAAGATCAGTAACGTTATTATAATTAGAATACCCTGTACCTTGTCTATCTTTAATTTTAAATTTAACATAGATCCAAGCAGTTGATAAAGGTAAATCTGAAGCTGATTGTATAATTACTCTACCTACGGACCAATCTGATACTGTAGAATAAGATCCTGCTCCAGCATTTAACCATCCTTGTTCATATTGAACATCTAAATCTGATTCAGCTATAGCTACACCAGCATAAGTGTTAATAGGATTAAACCTATACCCATTCCACATTGTCCAAGAATTTTGAGCATCTGAAGGTAAACCACTTGTTGGGTTAAATTCATGTGAAACATATTCTAATAATTTATTATTCCATTCAAAGTCAAAATGAACACGATCAGGTGTCATTCCACTTCCATCTACTCCCTCAAATTTTACAGTAATAGTATCACCGACTACAAATCCATTTGTATCTGCATCAATGTAACTGTGGCTTAAATATCCTTGTTGGGAAAAAGCCATAAAAGGTAACATTAATAAAAATAGTAGTTTTTTCATTTTTTGTTTTTCATGTGTTTTGTTAATGAAGGGTACATTTCATATCCAATTTTTGTAAGCCATTCATCAACTTTAATTAATAATTGTTTTATTTTTTTCATAATTTTAATTTGTCAATAAGTTGTTCGCATACTTTTTTAAGTGCACTAGACACCCCTGCTTGTGAAAACTTACCTCCATCATCTATAATTAAAGTAGATGTAGAAATTGATTTTGAAGTTCCTTTAGCAGTTACTTCTTTGATTATTTCACCATCTACAAGTAACCTAGCACCTGCAATTATTTGAGTAATATCAGCTTTACGGCCATATACTCCTAATTGCATGCTATTTTTCTTTACATCAAAATATAGTAATTCGACTCTGATACTTTTTGGTGCTTTATCACTCAGGTAGTAATCTTTATCTTGAATTACTTCTTCTAATATATTTTTTACACCAAAAGCCAAGTCACGGTTACCCGCAAAAGGGCCCATAACAATGTTATTGGTAACTTTTTCTATGTGTATAGTCTCTTGACTATAACCATTAATGCCCAGTATTAGAGCAAAAATGAAACATAATGATTTCATATTCAACTTTTTCGTTAAAAAAAAACGTTTTGAAAAACTTTAGAATTGAACAGTATTGCCGCACTGTTCGATTATACTTCAATTATACATATAAAAAAAGGGGGTCAAATTGACCCCCTATCATTGTTATTTTACTTTATTCGCACTATTTTTTAATAATGTGATATAAAACAAATGCGCCTACTAGACCGAGTAGACCTTCAGCACTTAGTGATCCTAAAATTCCCATAATGTTTTCTACTACTGAAATTTCAGGCCAAAAAGGAATATTAACTCCTTTAAATAGTACTTCTAGTACTACTCCTAGTGCAATTAAACTGATGCCGATTTTTGTTAAATCATCAGCCCAAGAACCAATTTTCTTTAATAAATCCATAATTAAAAGATTAAGTTATACAATAAATAACTTCCGGATTTTTGGCAATTGCGTGAAATAAATATGGACTATCCGTCGCAAGACACACAATCTGCCATTCTTGAACCAAGATCACCCTTGATGACACTGTCAGTTCTTAGGTAATATAATGTTTTTATCCCAAGCTTCCACGCCTCTAAATGCACTTGATTTATCCATTTTGGCGAATCATTGGGATCAAATGACAAATTCAGAGATTGAGTTTGGTCAATATATTGTTGTCTTATTGCAGCTTGGCGCACTAATTCTAACTGATTAATTTCAGGGAAAGTTAGAAATAATTCTTTTTCATCAGGAGTCAATACATTATCTGGTAAATCCATTACAGAACCCCCATCAGCTAACATTTGATCCCACCATTTATCTTTATCTTCTCCTTTTTCAATTAAAATTGATTGTAATACTTTATTTTTTCTAATAAAAGTACCCTTAGCACCATTAAAAGTATAGATATTAGCTGGTAAAGGTTCAATACCTGCTGAAATTCCTCCTGTAATTACTGAATTAGAAACTGTAGGAGCAATTGCTAATAAGTGAGTATTTCTCATACCTGTTCCTCTACACCATAAAGGTTCTCCATATTCTACAGCTAAATCTCTAGATGCTTTTTCTGCTTTAGATCTAATATCTGAAAATATATTATGAGTATGAGCAGTTGAAGCAATTGAATTAAATGGTAATTTCTTTTGTTGTAAAAATGTGTGCCAGCCCATTACTCCTAAACCTAAAGCTCTACCTTTAGAAGCATGTTTATGGGTTCTTTTTAATGAATCTCTACCACTAGATTTATCAATAAATTCTTGCATTACACCATCTAAAAACCACGTAGCTAATTCTACAGTATCAGTATCTTTCCACTCGTCATATTTAGCTAAATTTAAAGATGATAAACAACAAATAAATGAATGTTCTTCATCTGTAAATAATGTAATTTCCGAACAAATATTAGTCATTGTTACATCTAAATTATGTAATCTATAAGCAATAGGATTATCTTTATTAACATTATCTTTATACATCACATAAGGTTCACCTGTTTCCATTCTAGATTTTAGAATAGTAGCCCAAGTGTTCATAGCATCAGGATCTCTAGTTTCTAATTTACGCATAAAAACATCATCTACAACTACACATTGATGTAAATTTAAACATTGTCTATTAGGATCTCCTTTAGGTCTTCTAATTTGTAAAAATTCATATATATCTGGATGGTTAATATCTAAGTTTACAGATGCAGCACCTCTTCTAACATTACCTTGATTAGTAGCAATAATTGCTGAATCGTAAATTTTACACCATGGAACAACACCTTCTGATTTTCCATTACCTGTAATACCTTTTCCACGTGGTCTAATACGAGATACACTAATACCTACACCTCCACCAGATGCTGTTAATTTCATTAGTTCTGCGTTAGTTAAACCGATTCCACGTATAGAATCAGGTGTATCAATACCAAAGCATGAAATTGGTAAACCACGATCTGTTCCCATATTTGATAAAACAGGTGATGCTAAACCAACCCAACCATTCCAAAATAATTTGAAAAATTTATTGGCTAATTCTGGTTTTTTTAATCTCATAGCTGCTGCATTTGCAACTCTTCTATAAGCGGTTTTAACTGTTTCTCCAGGTAATAAGTATCCTTTAGATACTGTTGCTAAAGAAATTTCATCCATCCACTCAGGATATTGTTTTCCTGGTTCCCAATTTGTATAATCTACTTGTAATGCGTTATTTTCCATATCTTAAAATAATGATGCTGCGTCCCAATTTTGAACACCTTTACTATAATTTGTTACTCTATTTGCAAAGAAATCTGTATGTTGTTTTCCAGCTGATAATGAATCAAACCATTTCATTCTTTGTACAGCTTCAGTATCAATTCCATTTACAATAGGACCATATCCTAAATCTCCCATTTTTGTATTTACTCTATGTTTAATAAATGATACTAAATCATATTTTGAACATCCTTCTAAATCTCCCATTTCATATACTTTATCAATAAAATCTAATTCTAATTTTAAAGATAAATGAGCAGCTTCTTCAATTTGTAATCTTAATTCAGGTGTATCTAATTCTGGGTGTTCTTTTAGAAGTGTTCTAAATAACCAACAACCGGCATTTGAGTGTAAAGATTCATCTCTAATACTCCATTCTACTATTTGGCCTACTCCTTTAAGTAAATTTCTTAATTTAAATGATAATAAAACAGCAAAAGAAGAAAATAAATTAACCCCTTCTGTAAATGCTGAAAATATGGCTAATGATTTAGCTCTTTCATGCCAATCAGGAGTACCATCATGACTATCTCTTACATTCATAAGGGTTTCAATTTTAGCCATTGTGGTTTCATCTTCTAAAAACTCACTAAAATCATCTAATCCTAATTCTTCATTTAATAAAGAATAAGCTTCGGCATGTATCGTTTCAAAAGCACCAAATGTAACCGCCATTTTAATTACTTCAGGTTTTCTAAACCAAGAAGTTACTAAAGTAGACCAGTAATCGTTTACTACTGTTTCTGTTTGAGCAAATCCCTTAAGAATAGACCCAATTATATTTTTTTCTGTTTCATTTAAGTTTTGTTTCCAATCATTGACATCTGACATCATAGGCACTTCAGTGTGTAACCAATGTGCTTGTTGTTGTTTCATCCAATAATCGTGTGCTTCAGGGTATTCGAATGGTTTATAAACGATACGTTCCTGCAATAGAGATTTCTTTGCCATTTTTTTAATTTAATTCGTTAATTTATTTTTCTAACTCGAAAAACTTTTTTCTTAATAACTGTTTGTCAAAAGTATCAACATCGGTATCAAACTTATTAGATTGAGATGATGGAGCGAGTGTTTCATTATCCTCGCTATCTTGGTAATCAAATACTTCGAAGTGTCCTGTTGAAGTATCTGCATTTACAGAAAAAGTGAGACCATCCATCCCGTATCTATTTTTCATAATATGGAATCTACCTGTATTGTTTACTTTATCTTCTTTCTTACGAGAAAGAGACATTGCGAAGTCAGAAATCATCATTTTATCATATGATCCTGCTGCTTTATCTCCTTCAATTATTTTATCTTGAGCCCCAGCTCGATTTACTTGCGAAACTGACCAAATAGGAATATTTAATTGTCTAGCAAGGCCTTTTGTGCTAGTATAAATATCATCAATTTCGTCCTTACGTTCACGATTTTTCTTTCTTGATGAAAGTAAATCAACGTAATCAATTATAACCATATCAGGTTTTATTCCCATTCCTGAGCATTTGTTAATATGAGATTCTATTGTTGAGATAGTTGCACGTCCTGTTGGGAATTCTTTAATTATCAACTGTCCTGGTAATTGAGGAATTGTTTCTTCTACTTTATCTCTAAATGAATCTATTTTATTAACTGGTACTTTGGTAAAAAAAGCGTCATACCTTTTACCAACATAATCTTCTCCTAATTCAAGTGTATAATGGAGTACATTATATCCTAATCTAACAGCATAACCTCCTAGAGCAACAAGAGACCATGATTTACCACCTCCAGGATTACCAAAGATAAGACCAAAATCTCCGTTTCCAAGTCCACCTTGTAATAACCCATTAATACGTTCCCAAGGTGTTGGTATAGTTGTCCTTGAATTTTCTCTATATCTCTCTTCAATATCTTTAATATATTCATGTCCTATATTTTTATCTTGACCTGCTTTTAAAGCATTATCAATTAAAAAACGAATACCATCAAAATCACCTCCTTTAAGTAAATCAACAGAAGACATTAATGCCTTTTTTAACTGTTGGTTCTTACAAAAGTTAGTAAATTCTTCTTGAACATATTCTAAATCATCATCTGAAGTTACATATGCTTCTTTAAGTTGTTCTTTAATTGAAATTTGTAAGACTTCATTATCTACTTTTTGTAGTTCAACCTTTAAAATATCTAATGAAGGAGTAGTATGATATTTGTCATAATAATTAAGTATTTCTTTTATAGCCCATTTTTGAGCGGGGTTTTCAAAATACTCATCTGAAATAATATCATGTATATTGGTTAAAAATTCTTTATGTGTCAATAAAGAAGATAAAACCTTTACTTGAAACTCGTGTCCGTATTGATTTATACTATTTAATGTCAATCTTTATAACCTTTAAACTGTGAAAATATATCTTTTAACCAAATATCTAAATTTCTAATCATACCACCCATTTTATCCTCATTATAAAATTGGATAAACATTTTAGGATTAAATTCAGGGAAATTATCTGTAATTAATTGATCTAAATACTCCTTTTCTCTTTCATCTATCATAGGAGTTCCTAAATCCATTACTCTAAAACTTGTCCTTAATTTATCTTCATCTTGTAATATTCTTGAATATACAACATGATCTTTAAACTTCCTAGTAGCTATATTAAAAATGTCTTCTAATATTAAATCTTTTTCTTTTAATTCAGGGAACTTTTTAAATATGCCTTTTTCACCTAATCCTTTTACTCCTGGGATATTATCTGAATTATCACCTAATAATGTTTTGTATAAAATAAAGTTTTTAGGAGATACACCAAATTTTTCTTTTACTGTTTTAGGTGTATAATATTCTTTTTCCATTGGTCTATATAAAATAATTTTATCAGTAACCAATTGAACAAAATCCTTATCAGATGATACAATAAAACATGTAGAATTATGTTTTTTAACTAATTTTTTTGCTAATACCGCTATTATATCATCAGCTTCTACTTTATCAATTATAGTAGTTTTAACAGGTAATAATTTTAAATATTGTATTACACGTACTATTTGATCTACTTTTGAATCATGTTCTTCTTCTAAACTATCAAATGCATCCCAATTAGTAACTCGTTGTAAATTTCTGCTTCCTTTGTATTCGGAGAGCAGGTTCTTGCGGTTGGCAGTTGAACCTGCTCCATCGAATACTACATAAACAGAGGTTGGTTGGGTTTGTCGAATCATTGCACCTAAAGAACGAAAGAATCCACCTAACCCACCAATGTGAACTCCATCAGGATTAACCATATTCATCATGGCAAAGTTTCTAAAAAATAGATTTAACCCATCTATTAGTAATACTTTATCGTGTTTTTTTAATATAGTTTCTTCCCCTTGCTCCTGGACTTCGTCCAGCAACGCAAATAATTCTTTACGCTTCATAATGATTCTATTCTGGTTCTTTCTCGAATTGAGAAATATCATTTACTTCCTGATCTTCTTCTACTACTTGAAAATCAGTTCCACCTAATACCGCTGCCCATTCTTTACCATGATCAGTTTTGTATTTTTTTAATTCATTTGGATCATCATTGATAAAACCATGTGGGGTCATTACAATTCTTCCTCTTGTAGTAACACCATTAATATGGTTTTTATCAATTTGTAAGTTAGTTCTTTTAGCAAATTCAACCTGCTTACCATCTTTAATTGCTTTAATTTTAGATGTACCAGCAGACATAATATTACCAAATGTAACTACAAATGTTGAATCAAACCACATTGCATAACCACCCTTATTCATTAATTTAGGTTTACCCATAGGTGATTCTGGTTTTAATGTCCAAACTTTATTAACACATACTAATGTATTAGTAAAGGGTGAAGATTCTTTTCTGGATAATGTAATTTTTTGATTAACATTATTCCCAAATTGAGTTGACATAGCACCTGCATTCCATTCATTATTATTTTTATTGGATTTAAGTGACATTTCACAAGGCACAGAACCAATACTATCCCATAAGAATAGTAAATCATAAGGTAAATTACCTTTTTTCTGTTCATCCATTAAATCTAAAATAAATGTTGCTACATCTTCAATTGAATTAATTGTTTCACGATCAACATAAATAAAATTACCACTATAATCAGTAATTTCTCCATTTTCATCTCGTTCAACATTAATATCTAATCCCATTTGAATAGCATGTTCCCAATTCCATTTCATCTCAGTGATGATGAAGACTGGCAGTACCCCATTATTTTGAGCGGATACTGCAGCTTCGATCATTGCTGTTGTTTTACCAGTGTCAGAATGACCTCTAAGTAAAACAATATGACCCATAGGAATTCCAGGTACGGAAGTAACATCACTAAAGGCCGGTGAAAGGGGGATCCATTCTTGATCCTTAAACTTAATATTTTTATCTAAACCTTTTTTAGATTTAAATTTAGATAAATCAAAGTTTGCTTTTATTTCAGCAGACACTGCTGCTGATAATGATTTGCTTTTTCTTGGCATAATTAAAATGGTAAATCGTCAACTTTTTCCTTCTTATCATCAAACAAACTATCAAACTCATCAGTTTTATTTTGTTTTACTTTAGAAGTATCTAAGCTAAAATTTGATGAGTTATTTTGATGTGTATCTGAATCGAAATCAGAAGCTGGTTCAGAAATAATATCTCCTTCTTCAGCAGCATCTTCAGGTGCTAACCATTTTTCTAGGGCAACTTTCATTTCATCAAAGGTGTAACGCTTAAATAATTCTTCAGGATTAGGTTGTTCCTTTAACCAAGTTTCTACAGTAGTAGAATCTTCACTAAGTGGTGAAGTCTTTAATCTAACACGTACTGATGATTTATTATAAGGAGTACCAGTTGACTCAGGTCCTACAGTTTCTACTGTTAGATCTCGTCCCCCAGCTACATCTGTATAATCTCCAATTTCTTCATCTACAGCAAGTGCCAATAATTCTTCATAAACTTGTTTACCAAATTGCCATAATCTAACACCTTTATCTTCTTCACCTCTAACAACTACAGGTACAAAGATTCTAGTTTTAGCATCAAGCTTTTTAGCTAGAATATAATTTTCTTTATTATATTCTTCTCTAAGTTTTTGAGCAAATAAATAAATAGGGTCTTTTTCACCGAAATTAAGTGGTGAAATCATAACCTTGTTTGTGATCCCATAATAGAATTTTAATTCTTTAAATGGGTTTTTAGAATCAAACGCAGATGGTACAATTCTAACTTGTTGTTTACCTACAGTTGGCCTCCAAAAAATCTTTGTATAATCTGTTTTTTGTCCGCTTGACTGTGGTTTTTGTTGGAGTCCGTCCAACTTCTGTTTAAGTAATGATAAATCCATAATTTATAACTAATTTTAAATGTAACTCTAATATACGAACCAAAATTTGGGGAGCCAAACTATAGTTCAATAATTTTAAAAATTTTTGTATTAAGCTGATTTAGCTCATTATGCTGGGTAAGTAAAATGCAATTTCTATAATGTTGCCAATCGACTTGAAATTTAGTATCTACTACCCCACCATTAAGCTTTTTAATTAATTCATTTAAAGCATTAATAGTGTATAAAGTATTCGATTCTTTTTTTCTATGTACCAAAATGGTATTTTCAGGAATCGAACCTACATTAGCTTGTTCAACATTGTAAGTAACAACATACTCATCTTTACCAACTATTTCTAAAACGAAAAGTTTATTGTAAATTATATTGTATTTGGTTGTTATACTCTCTATCAGTGAGTCTAGACCTTCTAAATCCGTGAAGGTGCAAAAAAGTTTATTATTCAAGTCGCCTAAATTTATTTCCGTTATAACATCGTAATTCGTGTTATACGTATTAAGCGGTTTTTCCAAAGTTGTAATCATAACCTTCTATTTCTTTTATATTTAATTTATATTTTTTGAAAATTTTTCTAATATTTTCTAATAATTCGGATTCATTTTCATCGTAATCGAATAAAAAAGAATCATATGTGTATAAAACCAATTTTGTTTTATATCCCCTCAACATACAAAAAATATCCCACAATATCAAAATATTTTGAGACGTTTCTAAATTTTGAAGTACATAATTAAACAATTTTTGTGGCTTCATATCACCCAAACCTTCCTTCGTATATACAAAGTTTGAAATCGGGCATTTTATAAATCCTTTATCATTAAATTCATTCCAGGTGTTTTTTATAAACCCAGATACTCTTTTAAAGAATTCAAGTTCTTTGTAGTTTTCGAAAACCCCTCCATAGAGCTGTTTAAAAGTAAGCTCCTTCGATTTTTTATAATCCACTTTATATAAGGAAGCAAAATGAGAGTGAATATCACTAGTGGGGAAATTATAATTAACGAGGCGAGCAGCCAAACTAGGATGGTAAGCAGAAATATCAATTTCCACAAATTTAGTATTACGAGGAATAAAACTTTTCCTAGATCCATTTTCTTTATTAAGCGCGGCATAATTTACATTTTTAAATTTATTTGACGGTCTAGTTGTTGTTGTTTTTAAGTTGTACTGAGTGTGTATGTATTCACTGTCAATGGGATGGAAATATCCTTCGAAGGTAGGAATATGTACTCGTATTCCACTTCGCTCGATAGCGTTGAATACCACTGAGGTTTTACTGTTATAGAATTCATAATATTCATCTTTTTCTTTGTTTATATTGTCTTTTAGATCTCCCCAAATCATTTCACATAATTCATAATGCTTTACAATAGGGATAATTTTATTTAACTCCGGATTATCACCATGTTGTCTATAGTATAATTCATGAGTTTGTGTTGTAGGTCGTATATACGTAGTAGGTGGTACATTAATGTCATAGAGCTCTTTTAGGCAAAAATAATGTAATATTTCCTTTTTATCTCTACAATATAGCTTATCAAACTTATTTAGTATTTCGTTTATACACGTATTTGCTCCATTGAATGTTTCACTATGGTCAACACATAACATAAACCCTTTACTTGCTAATAATGGTCTAATATACACCAAAGACACACTATTTTGTGTTGGATGTAATTTATCGTTAAATGGAATTATTTCAATGAATGCTTCTTTATAACCACTATTGTAAAAACCATTTAACTGCTCTTCATTTTCAATAAGCCAGTACATAAAACCTTTTTCGCTAATATAAGAACCTTTATTTGCCCCTCCAATATTTACTAAACTTCCCTTTAAAAGATTGAGTAAAACCTATAAGATGTTCTCTTTGTTCAGTTAAGGATACTATTCCTTTATTACTAAGATATACTTCTTCTTCTTTTCCTGTTAAGTCCCAAACAATGCTAATTGGGGTGTATAGATTAGATTGAACTTCTTCATTTTTTTCAGAGAACAATTTATATTCACTTCTAGAAATTTCTATAAATTTATTTTCATTCCCTTTTTTTACAAAAAATCTTTCAAATTCTCCATTTTCATAGTCTTTATCTGTTGGGATTGTTATAGATTGGATTGGTGGTCTTGGGGCATCACCTCTATCTAACTCAAGATTTTTTGCCTTATAATAATCAACATCAATAATGTACATATTAGAACTTACTGGTTCAGAATCCTTTAATTCTATAAATGAAGTTTTATTATCTTTTAGATTTGGTGTGATTGATGATACTTCAGTAACTGAAGGAGCTAATGCTACTAAAGGAGTATTAGGTTTATCTTCAGGGTTTCTTCCTGTAAAAAATTCACCATCTGAAGTTTTGAAATAGTATCCTTCATAATCATTTTTAGAATTAAAAGGAGTAAATTCCCCTCCAGAGGTATATAAATCAGTTAATATTTGAGATTTAGGATAATACATCTATGTTAATTTTACGTTTTTACCATCATCACCTCTCATACTTTCTAAAGAACCATATTTAGTAATAGCATTTTCCACTGCTGTTTCTATTGAAAATGGATATTCAAAATGTACACTATCAGTATAATTTGAAAAATTACCCCCCCAAATTAACCCATGTTTTGAAGCTAATTTATCTATTCCATGGTTTATCCATGAAATTCTTTCTGCTTTTCTTAATACCGAACCATCAGGGGTTGTAATGTTTAAGTCTATAGCAGCGTAGTAATTATGTTTTGATCTACCAGGATCAGCATTTCTAGAATCTTCTTTTTGTAATTCTATAGATTTTTCAATACTTCTTCCTATAGCATTAATATTCATAACATACCCATCCCATTCACTAACAAATTCCCCTAGAAATTTTGAAAATGGTTCTCTAGCATCTATATTTAAAAATTCAGGAATTTTTGTTTTAGCATTTCCAGAATACCCTTTTCCTTTATAATAAACCCAAGTAGCAGTAGATTTACCTGGAGGTAGAGGGTGTGGGCCTCTTCTTATTACTGGTAAAAGTTCACCTCCAGAATTTTCTTTAATTCTTGTAATTAATTCTTTTCTATCTTCGGGGGACATTTTAGATGGTTTTACATTTGGGATAGATAAAGTATCTAAATCAGTTTCCCAAGTATTATCTTGTATTTTGTGATCTACTTTTTGAATTAAAAATTTAAGAGCTTTAGGATAATTTTGGGGTAAAAATGTGTTATTAATATTTAATTTATTGTAAATTTTAATCCCAGAAATTCCTTCTAATGTTAAATTAAACCCAACAGGAATAAATCCTATAGTATTTGATGGGCTTCTTTGATCTTGATTTTTTTCCCTATCATAAGCAATTTGTTTGATTGTACTAATATAAGCTTTATAAGAAGCTTTTCCTCTTTTAATAACTTCTTCATCAAAGAAAGGATAAACTGCGTTTTTAGGTGGGATTGGATCAAGTTTTACTTCTTCTACTACATATTTAACCAAAAATCCCTCACTTTTTGGTACTGATTTTCTTATTTTTATGTCTGATTGACCCCCAAATGCCTGGATTAGGTAAAAGGCATAGTTTTCTTGTTTAAGATTAACTAAATCATTTGATGTTACTATATTTTTATTTGCTTGAAGATATTCAAACTCTTCTTCTTGTTTTTCTATATATTGTCTAATAGATACATCTCTATATTTAATAGCAGTTTCACTAGTAATATGTCTTCTTTTATTTTTATAATATGAGTCTTTATAATATGGGGAAGGAATAGGATCATATGAATTATTTGTTACTACTGGGGTGGGAAGTCCAATTCCTACTGATCTAAATCCTTGAAAATCATAGTCAGGAAGAGCCCAAGTTGAGTTTTCATCAAACCATTCAATATACCCTTTAATTCTTTTTTCTTTAGCTTCTTTTTCTTTTTGGGATTGAGTTTTAGGACCTGTTTGTTTTTCGGTAGGGTCTACTATTTTAGGGGCAAATCTATCTCTTAATCCCTGATTCCAATATGAAAAAGCTGTTCCATCTTCTTTTGTAGAAGAACCACCAGCTGTAGTTCCTATACTAATCATTGAAGCTAAATCTGGGGTAATTTGGGTTTTAAAAGAAATATCTTTAACAAAATTAGATTGTTTTTTAGCACTATTATACCCATATACTTCTAAATCAACAATATCAGTAGCTTTATTTTCTCCAACTTCTAAAAATCCTGGAATAGGGTTTTGATCTATAATAGTAATTACTTTATCATCTTTTAAAATAGGTTCTAAATTATTTACCCCACCTAAAGCAACATTAATACCATCACATAGTTTTTGGAAAAATTTAAAAATAGTTACTTTACCATCACTACCACTACTGTTTAAACATTTACTTACAAAATCATAATTTATGTATAAATTCATTAATTTCCCATAAATTACTCCTTCATCATTAACATCTACATAAGTTCTTAGACTATTTAAATATGAGGGTTGATTTATTCCTTTTATCCCAAACCCATCAGCATCTCCTAAATCACCTAAAACATATTTAAAAACACAAATTCGAGGATCTAAAGAAATTTGATTTGGGTAATAACTTATAATATTACCATCATCACTTCTTTCTATAGATAACATTGAAGAAATTTTATCTCCACATTGTTCAATACCAGGAATTACATTATTTTCGAATACTTTTAATAATTCTCCTAATCTAATAAAATAAGAATATTGTAATTGGGCTTTAACTGTTTTAGCAAAACTGTCAATACCTTTTTGTTTTGCATTTCCTTGCCCTGATTTTGTTGCTGCATCTAGAAAATCAAAATAATTGTCACCATCCCATAATTCTTTATTATCATTTTCATATATGGTTTGAAACAAATATTTACCTATTATATTGTTTTGAGAAGCTTTTACTAAAGGAGATTCTAATAAATTTTTATCAACTTTATCCTCTATAGTAGATTTAATACTTTTTATATCAAAATCATTTATAGGTGAATTTGCTGAAAAAGATTCTACTACATCCCCAACAGTAACTAATTTTAAATCAATATCGTAACTACCATCAGCATTAAAAGTCCAAGTAAAATTTACTACTTTACCAAAAAATCCATCGTAATTACCTTCATATTTTTCTCTGTACTCTTCTATAGTACTCAACATTGTAAGTTGGTTATAACAATCTTGAGTAAACCAAACATCTTCAATTATTGTGTTTCCAGTTTCCTTAAAAGCTCCTGAATTACTAATATATTTGTCATTACCCCATTCAAGCATCATAGTAAATCCAATTCTTAAATAAAGAAGTTCTAAAATGGCAAATTGAAATTTATTATAACATTTTATTTGAATATTTGCTTCTTTAATAGAACCTCTATTTAATGATTTAGTAGTCATAGAGGTAATACCAGGCATAGGTTGTTGACCAAAGTCAGGTCCTCCTAATCCATATACTTTACTAAAATTCCAAATACTTTGGTTTTTGCTATATCCTGATCTAGATGTGTATCCTAACCCTTTACCAACTCTTTGGAAATTATCTCCACCAAATTCAGGGTTACCTTCATTATCATAACTTTCATTTTCTACTGCTCTATTTAAAAATGAGGTACCATTAAATAAAATTGTTTTTTCGGCTAAGTTTGTTCCTTTAAGTTGTGATAATATTTCATCATCTCCTAAAATCTCTTGTAGTCTAGTAAAACCATCAAATCCACTATCTTCTTCAACTATGAATTGCATACCAGAAGCTAGTTTTACCCAAGCTGTTTTATTATTTAAATATTGGAGTTGTTCAGGAGTACGTTTAGAATCATAACCTGAGTATTGATCAGCTTGCCTTCTAGCTATCTGATTAAATACATAACTTTCAAATTCTTCTCCTACTATATTACCTTTCATAACTACCTTCCATTTAATGCTTTAAATTGAGAAATCACTGATCCTATATCTTGTGGGATTCTAATTTGTCTGCCTTCTGGAATGTAATAAGAATTTTGGGGTAAATCACTGTTTGCCATAGAAATTATCCACCATAAAGAAGAATCACTATAATATTGTTCAGCAAGTAAATCAAATCTATCTCCTTGTGTAGTGTAAACATAAATATCTCCTAAAGATAGAGGAATTCTTGGGTACTTAGTAGTACCGTAATAATTTCTATTTTTAGAATCTTTTAATATTTTTGTTTCTTGATATCTTTTCATTAGTCAATTCCGTTAAATTTACCGGTATAGTTATTATTAAAACCATTATCAAGGGCTATATATCTTTCTTTTCCAAAAGATCTTAATGTACCATTTTTATCAAATGTATTACTTTGTACTTTAGGAGTAAATTCATGTATCGGAATAAAGTTAAATCCTGATACTTTAATTATATGAGGCATTTCTTTTACCGATTTATCAGATTTAATTTTATTACTTCCCGCTCCTACTGTACTTTCAGGGTTAGTTGGTATTGCTATTTCCCAAGGGCTTTCTTCAGGCACACTAAAAGATAAACCAGTAATAATTCCTGGTTGTTCATATAAGTATCCACCTACTGTTAAGGTAGCTAAATTACCTCTCATATACCCAATGGATTTTGAATAGTCTGGGGCTAAACTTGAAGCCAAATAATTCAATTTTTGATACATTGGAATTAATTCCTGTTTAGATTGGGCTACTACTGTCCAACCTAGAGAAATTTTTCTATCAAATCCATTATATCTGTAAAAATTTTCTCCCCTACCCATAAATTTATCAGATGACCAATCTGCAGTATAATCATCACTCATTGAATCTAAAAATGCCCTAAAATGTATAAATACTTTTTGTGAAGGATTATCATTTTGAATGATACCAATTCTAAATTTAACTAAATCATTTTTTTCCTTATCTTGAGTTACTACTCCGGATTTATATAATCTAGAAGAATTTATTTTATCTAAAGGGCCTATTACATCTCCATTTAAATCTTTTTTACCTACTTGATAATTAGATACATTACCTTTTCTACCAGGATGACCTAAATTAACCCTTTGTTCAATATTACTATCTTTATAACTTAAACTAATAGTACCTTTTCTATAATCCTCTGCTATTGTGGGATTTCCTTTGTTAGATTCTCTATTAAGTATATCATCACTAACAGTAAAAGATTCTGGGTTGAGTTTTAATTTACCATTACTAAGCCAACTTTCTTTAAATACATTTATGTGCTTGGTTATTAATTTAGGATTTGATGCATATTTTACAGAAGCACCTAATCTAAGAAATTGGTCATTATTTATTTTTTCTTGAGCTTCTGGATCTGAAACCGTGGGGGAAACTGAACGAAATGGGATTATATCAGTTTTTCCTGTGGTTCCTACTATAAATTGACCAGGATTAAAACTAAAATTACTTCCAAATGGATCTGTGTTTTGGGTAATATTAAGACTATTATTAAATCCAAACCCATTATCTTGGAAAGCAGCTTTAGTACTCCAACTAACTTTAGATGGGGTATAATTTCTATTTAATGATGTATTTTGATCATTAAATCTTCTTATTGAAGTTCTACCTATACCTAATTTAGAACCTGGACCTCCTCTGTAAGTATATAAAGTTGTTTTATTTGTATTTAATACGTTTTTCTTAAAATACTCTAATCTACTTTCATAATCTTCCTCTTTTCTTCTTGAGG